ACACAAAAAAAATAACAATACAAGGAAGAAGTTAAGAAATATGCCAACTATTTTCACAAGAGGATTAAGCACCAATAGTAGACGCTGGAGTGATTTAGATTTAGACTTCCAAGCCCATCCTGTTACTAAGGATATTGTTGTTAAGACAGATGTAGAGGCTGTTAAGAGATCAGTAAGAAATCTTATTCTCACTAATCGTTATGAGCGTCCTTTTCAGCCACAGATAGACGGTGGAGTAACTAGACAGTTATTTGAGTTGGCAACACCTGTAACGGAAACAATTATATCTAATATCATCAGAAATACTCTATCTAACTTTGAGCCAAGAGCAGAAGTTATTGCTGTTGATGTTGAAAGTGATATAGACAGAAATGGGTTTAATGTTACCATATTTTTTAGAGCTATCAATACACCCGATCCAGTAACGGTAGAAATATTTTTAGAGAGGCTTAGATAATGCCGTCAGATAAATTACGAATTACCGATTTAGAGTTTGATGAAATTAAATCAAACTTGATAGAATATTTAAAGGGACAAGACAGATTCCAAGATTATGATTTTGAAGGTAGTGGTATGGCTGTTATCTTAGACCTTCTATCATACAATACACATTACATGGGTTACTATGCAAATATGCTTGGTAACGAAATGTTTTTGGATTCTTCCTCTCTAAGAGAATCAGTTGTCTCTCATGCAAAACATCTTAATGTACATCCATTTTCCAGAAAGGCTTCTCGAGCCAAATTAAATATAACATTAAATCCTACCGATAAACCTGTTTCATTAACTATAGAAAAAGATACTAGATTCACTTCAAGTATAAATGGTACTACTTATTCTTATGTAACTAATGAAAATGTTACATCAAAAAGAACTATTGCAGATACATATATCTTTAATGATTTAGAAATTATTGAAGGTACTATCTTGAATAAAGTTTATCAAGTTAATGGGGCAGATAAAACACAAAGATTTATTATTCCTAATTCTGATGTTGATGTATCCACTCTTACTGTTGTGGTACAAAAATCAGCAACTGATTCAGATGTAGTTTCGTATACAGATGGTAATTCACTTGATGTTACTACAATAAAAGGTACGGATACTGTTTATTTTATTCAAGAGGTAGAGGATAGACAATATGAAATTACATTTGGTGATGGAACTATAGGACAACAATTAACAGATGGTAATGTTATATTCCTTGAATACATTGTAACAAGTGGTAGTAATGGTAATTTTGCTTCAACCTTTATAGCTAGTGGCCCAGTTGCAGGAGTAGATTCATCACAATATGTTTTGACTACCGCAGAGGATGCAACGGGTGGTGCTAACGTACAATCTTTAGAATCGTTACAGTTCCAAGCACCTAAATTATATCAAGCACAAGGTAGGGCAACTACTAAGTTTGATTATCAAGCTATTATTTTACAGGAAAGATCTGATGTAGAATCAGTAACAGTATACGGCGGAGAAGATGCTGACCCAGTACAATATGGTAGAGTTTTTATTGCTCTTAAATTAGCTGGAACTAATTTACTCGGTATCTCTGCAAAAGAATCTATTAAACAATCTATTCTAAAAAAGGTAAATGTAGTAACTGTTGAGCCTATAATTATTGACCCAACTTTCTATTATCTTATTATAGAAACTACAGTTAATTATGACCCCGTTACTCTGTTGACTGATTCAACTATACTAGAATCAAAGGTTGATCAAATCATTAAAAGATACTTAATAGATAATTTAGAAAAATTTAATCAGAAGTTTAGGTATTCACAGTTAGTACGGGATATTGATAATGTTGATGATTCAATCCGAAACAATAAAACCAGTATAAAGTATCAACAAAGAATTAGACCAAATATCTTAACTAGCCCCTTTACCTATGTATTAAATTTTAATAACAAGTTAGAAAAAGGTTCTGTATCTTCTACGTCTTTCACTGGCTCTGATGGCAATACATATTCATTGCTAGATAATTCAGAAGGATATGTAAGGTCAGCAAGGACTACTGATGGTGAAGTCGATAGGCCATATGTATTCTTGACACAACCAGATGGTTCTATAAATCAGGGAACTATAGATTATGATACTGGAAAGATAACTTTAAATAGTTTGAGATTGCTAGGTGTTACTGATGGTAGCGAGGAAGTAAGAATTAATGTTACACCAGAAATTAATAATAGTGATATCACTCCGTTGAGGGAACAGATTCTTACATATGATTCAGATGATACTACTTCAATTACTGTTAATACTGTAGCAGAAACTATAATTTAATTCTATGTTAGTAAGCCCAAATCAACCAATACATCCTGATTTTCACGAAAGAATAAGTGTAAAAGTACAGGGACAGTTACCACAGTTTGTCAAGGAAGACCATGAAACCTTTGTTGCTTTCATGGAGGCATACTATGAGTATATGGAGCAACAGGGTAAGCCTTATGAAATTATTGGCAGTCTTGATAACTATGCTAATGTAGATAAGACTGTTGATGAATTTTTAAATTACTTTAAGAAACAGTTTGGTGAAGATATTCCAGAGGCTGTATTTGCAAACGCAAATAAACCATTTGTACTAAAACATCTTAGAGATTTTTATAGAACAAAGGGAAGTGAAAAAGCTTTCCAGTTTCTTTTTAGGTTACTGTATCAAGAAGAAATAACAATCAATACACCTGGCCGAGATATTCTTAGGTCGTCAGATGGTAAATATGATTCCGAGTTTCTTATCCGTACAATGGATATGTCGGATGAGTTTTCTAAACTTGAAGGTAAAAGAATAACTGGTGAAACGTCTGGTGCTACTGCACTAGTCGAGGTTGTTATTACTGAAATACTTGGGACGTATTGTATCACTACTATGTTTCTTTCTGAAGTGACTGCTGAGTTTCAAGCCGATGAGGTTGTTACTTATGATAATATCAGTTTCACTATTGGAAATATTATAATTGACCACAAGATAACAAATGCTGGTACGGGTTATTTTGTTAATAATATTATACCTCTTTCTGGAAATGATGATAATAGCGGAGCACTTATTCGTGTTAAGGAAGTAACGTCTGGTAGATTAACATCTGCTACGATTAATAATGGTGGTAGTGGATATAAAAATGGTGACAAGTTTGATATTGATAATACTAATAATCTAGCAATTGATGGTAGGTCTGCAAGCCTTATAGTTAGTGAGGTTGATAGTAATGGGAGTATTGTACAAGTATGGATAGAGAATAGTGGTAGTGGGTATATTGGTGTTCCATCTATATCTGGAGGATCGGGGACAGATGCTGATATTACATTTGATGTAACTGATTCTGGAATAGGTGGTGTAAAATCTTTAGAAATAATCAGTAGTGGATTTGGTTATAATGTACCTCCTGTTTTAGATTTTTCTGTTGCAGGGGATGGTAATGCTACTGCTGAATTGAGTATAGGTGGATTTGATACTTCACCTAGAACTAGGTTTATCAATTCTGATGGATTTTTAAGTTCAGACAAATATCTGCAAGACAATTTTTTCTATCAGCTATTTTCATATGAGATAACATCTACAGAAAATATTATTAAATGGAGAGACATTGTTAAACGTCTAGTCCATCCAGCTGGATTAGCATTATTTGCAAGATTGCAACTTGTAACAATTGTTGAGGCTCCATTAAGTCTTACTAATGTAATTCCTGATACAAGAGATAGATATACTATTGTTTTCCATGATGGTACTATTCAACCTCCAGTTATTTTGGATTTGACATTAGAGACTTGTGATGACCAGCAAGATATAAGGTCAGAAAGAAAAACAGATGATTACGGTGGATTTGACCTTGATGATGATAAAGAAGATTATCAGCCTCCTCCTGAAATATTAAGCACAGTATTTTCTTCTGAAGAAGATTTTCAACCAGACAATGAAACATTGTCTAGTACGATTTCAACACAAGAAGATTATGGACAGTTAGTAGAACCTGCTGCAACCATTAGAGAAGCTGATAGGGGTTGTCCAGGCGATGAGGAATTTCCTTTTACCGAGGGAATATGTTCGCCTACTAATTTTGGATTAATCACAGACGGTGAAATAAACAGCGGAGTTTTAAATCTTGAGCCTGAAGATTATGGTAGAGTAAAAGATCCTTTCTTTTTCTTCTTTCCAACAATGTGTCAGGTTTATGAGCAAGAATGGTGGCCTCGGTTATTGACAGAATTGGATGGGTATGATGATTACAATCTTGTTATTGATCCAGCTGGTTCTTATTCTGGAAGAACTGATACACAAGAAGATTATGGTAGTGTAGTTGATCCATCTACAGAGAGAGATGATTATGGATATGCTACTTTTCATAATACATTTTTTAGTACGCAATTAAATCTTGGCCCTATTTTAAGAACACAGGATAGAGTAAAATTTCAATCAAGATTTAGAACATTAGATAATATAGGTGTTATTGACCGTCTTGTATTATTTGATGGTGGTTCTGGTTTTAGTGCTGTACCTAGTGTTACAATAGAAGCACCACTAGAGGGTGGAGTTAATGGACTTGCAACTCCGATATTTGAAAGATTGGTGTTACCTGATTTTCAAAATGGCGTCGGTAACGGTACAACTAATCCATTAACACTAACACAAGTTGTAACAGACATATCTCATATAATTGTTAGTGTTAATGGTTTGATATATACGCCAGGTGTTGATTATACAGTAAATGGTACAGCTTTAATATTTGATGAGATTGTATTATCAGGTGATGATATTACAGTATATTATGTAAACATTAATCCAGAAACTAATTTTCAAGTAGGAGATGGGGATGGTACAACCATTCCATTAGTTCTTTCTCAATCAGTATCTAATGCAGAAAGTATTTTAGTTAGTATTAATGGACTAACACAAATACCAAATATTGATTATACAGTAGATGATACAGTATTGACATTTGATGAAGTTGTTAATAATGGTGATACTATTATTATCCATTTCTTAGGTTTAGATTTGACTAATATTCAAGTTGGTCTGGGAGATGATACAACTAATCCTATCATTCTTTCACAATCTGTAGCTAATGTAGCTAATATGGTTGTTAGTGTCAATGGACTGATATATACACCAAATGTTGATTATACAGTAGTTGGAACAACATTGACATTTGACGAGCCTGTAAATGATACAGATACGATAGTTATACAATTATTGGATACTACTCCTAGAGTACATCCAATAAATAGCACAATACTCTCACTCAGGTTGGATAATGCTGGTACAGGATATGAGATAGATGTTCCATCAGTAATAATCAGTATTTCTGAAACAGGGGTTACTGCTCTTGCTACTACTGTCTTACAGAGGGGTTCATATTACAATCCTATTAGCTATGTAGGAAATGACCCATCAGCACCATTTGTCTTTTTTAGAGGAAAGAAGACTAATAGGGTTGTAGACCCAATAATAACTCAATATAGTCTAATAGAAGACCCAGATAATGTTGGAGATTTTTTCGAGACAACTCCCCCATTCGTTTAGATTTTTTAAATAAGTGTTATAAATATAAAATAAGTATAAACAATATCAAAGGAATTACAATATGAGTGCAATAATTAACAATAGTTTTAGGAAGTTTCAAGCTGATAATTTTATAGACAGTTTCACAGAAACAAATCCTGATGGCTCTTTGAGGAAAAATATCTATGTCGCGATCGGTAAAAACACCGAATGGAGTGGCAATACAAATGATAACTTTTCTGAATTTAGAGTAACAGACTCGATCAACTCCACGGCTAGTGATACCAATATTCCGTTACCAATAGATACAGTACAGGCTCCATTTATTCATTGGGATGATATTGCATCTATAAAAAAGGTTACAGACGTTTCTCATGTAATTGCTAGGTATGATTGGACGAGTGGTACGGTATATCGCGAATATTCACATGATAGGGACGATATTATAGATAACACTAATCCAGCACAAGTCACACAACCTATTGTTGCAGAGGCACCATTTTATGTGTTTACAGAAGATTTCCGAGTTTATAAGTGTATCTCTAATAACAATGGTGCAGCGTCCATAGAAAAACCTACTGGTGCTTCTATCGGATTGACTAAAACTGTTGCAGACGGATATATTTGGAAATTTATGTATGAAGTAGAACAAGCAGATGTATTAAAGTATTTGACCTCAGATTGGATTCCAGCCAACTCACCTGCCAAAGCTAATCAAGTTGAACAAATCGCTGTAGAAGCTGCAAAACTTGATGGTTCTATAGATCATATTAAAGTAATTCAGGGTGGTTCTGGATATAGGTCTACTGTAGGAAATCCTGTAGGTGGAATAACTGCTGGTACTTTACCATTACAAAATGCAGCAGCTGGTTCTACTACGCAGGTAGCTGAACCCGTAGACGATTTTTATAATGGTTTGTCTATATACATTACTTCTGGGCCTGGGCAAGGACAATTCAGAACTATTACTGATTATGATGGTGATACTAGAACAGCATTAATAACACCTGATTGGGATACAAATGATTTACCAACAACAAATAGTGTTTATATAGTAGCACCTATTGTTGCTATTGATGGTACGGGTGGTACACAATTTCCAGGCGGTAGTGGTATAACTGCAAGAGTATCAAAGCTTGGTGTTGGTGGTGTTGTAGAACAAGTTTCAATAGTCGATAGAACTCCTACTCCTAATACTGCTTACAGAAGAGCAACTGCCACGGTCGTAGATGGTAGTGGTATGGGTTCAGAATTAAAAGTAATTATCAATCCATTTGGCGGACATGGTTCTGATTGTGTTTCAGAATTGGGTGGTGCTTTTGTAATGATGAATGTTAGATTGCGAGGAAGAGATGGTGATGGTGATTTTGAAACTGGAGAAAATGCAGAATTTAGAAAAGTGCATATACTAGTAAATCCAAAAGAAAGTGGTGGTGATATGGAGATTGCAACAGGCCCCACTTATAGAGCTTCTGAATTACAGCAAGATACAGGAACAATGTTGTACTCAGAATTTCGTCCTCCGATTTTTAGATCAACAGATTCAACTGAAGATATTAAGCTAGTAGTAGAATTCTAGTATATAAATAATTAAAAAAATAAAAGGTAATTATGTCTAATAACATTACAATCAATACAAATCAAAATCCTTATTTCGATGACTTTGATGAAGATAAGAATTTTCATCAAGTTTTATATAAGCCATCACTACCTGTACAAGCTAGAGAATTATCTACACAACAAAGTATTCTCCGAAATCAAGTAAAAAGTTTTGGTGATCATATTTTTAAAAATGGTAG